TGATGTTTGCACATTAGATGGGACAAATGGTGTGTTAGTTGCTTCTGCAACTTCGCAAGTAGCGGGAGTTGCTGCAAGGACAATCACAATGTCAGCTTCTAATCAGACAGTAGCCAAAGTGAAACCAGCTTTAATTCAAGTTACACCGGATATGGAGTTCTTAATGGGAACAAACTCAGATTTAAATGCCTTAACATCTGTTGGAGTTTATTACAAACTCACAGGTACAACAGGAGCAATGCAGGTAGACACAAATGCAGGAGCACAAACTGTTGGAAATAGGATAGTAGTTTGTACCCAAGTAGACCCTCAAGATGAAGGTGGAACAGGGGCTGGTTCGGGATTAAGACAAGGAGTCTTTAAATTCGTCAAGGTCTTTAACATATTATCAGATAATTAAGCTAATTTATGGCAGATATACAACGGTTATTTGACTTAGCTGACCCAAGAATAAGAGCAATCTGGGATGAGAAACAAACCCAGCTCTCTACTCGGCTTGATTATGCTGATATAGGATTAACCGACAGCACAGCGGAAATCCTTGACAGCAAGTTTCAAAACTTCACAGGTCTTGGTATTGCTCAGCTAACAGGAGAAAAAGAACCGTACAACAGAGAAGATATTGAAGCTGGTTATAGTGTAACCATAACTCCTAAGAAGTTCACTAAAGCAATTGAAATTACAGAAGAAATGCTAAGGTTTAACCTTTGGCCGCAAATCAACAATTTAGTTGGTGGTGTAGCCAATGCGTGTAATGCCAGAATTAATACAAATGCGGCAAAAGTTCTGTATCTTGGCTTTGGAACAACTTTCTTAGCAGGTGGTGATGGGAAGGCATTATTTGCCACCGACCACCCAATGGGAGATGGCTCAACCGGTAACAATACAGCAGGGACAGACCCTCTTTCATATGACAATCTGAAAACTGCTATGCAGAAGATGGACAGGTATAAGGACGACAAAGGCATTCAACTGCTACCTTGCCAAAAGCTACGATTAGTTGTAGCCAGAGAAAACAAGGAAAGAGCACTTGAAGTCTTAAAATCAATTGGTAATCCAGATAATGCAAATAGAATTTCTAATGTATTTATCACAGAAGGAGGTCTGATTGATTTGAAAGTCGCCTACTGGATTCCATCCTCTTACAGCAAGTATTGGTTTGTAATGGATATGGAAAGAGCCAATCTTATGGCAAAAATGCTATGGGGTTGGAGGCCGAGATTTGATGATGACAAGGTGATAAACAATGGAACTAAGATTTACACTGGTTCTGTAATGTTTGCACCTGGTTTTCAGTCTTGGCAGTGGGTGTATGGTTCAGCAGCAACAACATAGTTATTACTTGTGGAATAACGGGTTTGGGGCTTTCCTTTAAAAGCCCCTCAATAGGCATTATCCTTTCTCCAGCATAATGCTATAAGAAAATGAGAATAAACTTAGATAAAAAGCATTTCACAAAAGCAGAAAGAAGATTTGGTCGTCAGCTTCAAGAAATGCATATTCCATTTAAGACAAAGATAAAAATTAACAATAGGGAAGTTGATTTTGTTATAGGCAAGTATGCCATAGATATAGATGGGCATTCACAGGATTTAGAAAAGAATAAAATGTTATTAGAATCAGGATACTTTCCAATACATATCAACAATAATCAATTATATGGCAAAAATAACAACACAAACAACAGCAACAGGACTTACAAGTCTTGAGTTGTCAGATGCAATAGTAGACGGAACAAATGATAGTGTATTAAAAATTGCTGCAACAATGAATTGTTTGGCATTAAATACAGACCCATCTCCAGTTTCTGCTGCAGCAAGACAAGGAATTATAGGAGTTTCAGCAACAAGGCAAGCTGGTTATGAATTCACAACTTGGGATGGAAATCCTGATTGTGGAATGAAAATGGTTATAACTAATGCTTCTGCAAATGGTTCAAATGGTGCAGTCAGAGGATTAGATTTACAAGCAAGGAATAGAGGAAGTGTAGCAGCTTGTGGAACTCTTGAAGGTGCTTATATCACATCAGAAAATAACAATGCTGTAGCCAATACAATCACTACTTCAACAGTTGCTCAACTCAATATGAAGAATAATGGGGTTGCAACAAATAACTGGGGATTAATTGTTCAAGACCAATCACAAGGAACAAGCACAAATGCTGCTTTGGTAAGATTGACAACTGGAACAATAAATCCTGCTTCAGGCGCAGTTGATTCAGCAATCAACATTGCTTCTAAAAATACAGCAGGTATTACAAACTTGATTAATGCAGAAAGTGCAACATTAGATTGTGCAGTAGTTGGTGGTGCAATGGGTGCAGTAGCTGGATATTTCAAAGTTAAAGTTAATGGAGTATCTTACAAGATTCCATTCAATGCAGTAGCTTAATAGTCGGGGAATTTGCCGGCTTTATCCCTTTTCCATAAACCGGCAAAAGGTCTATATCATTAAATCAACACAAACAAAATGGCATTCACAACTTACGAAAAATTGCTTGATGCTGTGACTGTTACTACTGTTGGTCAGGGAGTAGACACTTCTGAAAGGTGTGATTATTCTATCCAATTTATAGCAACAGGAGGAACTCCAAATGGAACTTTCACTGTTCAGATTTCCAATGATAATGGAACAACTTGGACAGACTATAACAGATTGATTTCCAATGTAACCAATACAAATACCCAAAGTGAAACAAGGGTTGCTTCAATAAATCTTGCTTCAGCAGGTTCTGCCTTCTTGTTCATAGCTCATGGAGAAGGATTTGGAATGATTAGGGTTACTTTGACAACAGCAACAGCAACAACATATTATTCAGCAATTTTAAGAGCAAAAGATTAATTATTAAATAACTTAATACAATGAGAAACACATTCCCAACAAAAGAACAATTATTAGGAATGTCTATAGCACAATTAAGACTAATAGACATTCAAGAACCAGATGAAGAACAATTATTGCAGGAAATAATTTCTGCAAAAGAAGTAGAAAATCCCCCAATAGCTAAAGTTTATAGGGGTGATATTCCTGATATAACAAATCAAGAACAGGAAGCAAAATATCAGGAATTAATAGACAAAAGAGCTGGGGTACAACCAGTAACAGTTTCACAGGAAGAAGCAAAAGAAGATACAAAGTGTCCTACCTGTGGCAAAGTTTTCAAAACAGTTGGAGCACTAAGAATGCATAAAGGTAGATTTCATAAATAACCTTTATGAAAAAACCAAACCTTAAAATTCTGTGGTCAAGTGTTACTCCAACAGTAGAATCAGGATATGGTAGAGTTACCAGAAATGTAGTTGAAAGATTAGTTAAGAAAGGTTATGACATAATTTGTCATGGCTATCAAAGTTCTGGACATTCACATGTTGTAGATAAGATTTTTCACATGTTAGATGCAGGTGGGGCAGAATATGGAATGAATGTAATCCCAAAGTACTTTGAAAAATATAACAGGGATATTCTTATCACTTTGTTTGATATTTGGCCGTTCTTTGGAAAAGTAGAAAAACTAAATGTCCCGTGGATACCTTATATTCCTATAGATGCAGAACCAATTACAACTCCAATGTCAGAACCTTTGAAACACGCTTATAAAAGAGTAGCTTTTTCAAAGTTTGGTCAGGAAGAATTAAAGAAAATAAAACTGGATTCTTCTATTATTTATCATGGAGTAGATACAAAGATTTACAAACCAGAAACAGAAAAAGGAAAGAAGGAAATAAGGAAAAAGATAGGTTTGGCAGAAGATGCTTTCTTAGTGGGTACTAATGGAGCTAACCAATGGGACAGAAAGGATTTTCCAAGAATGATTAGGATATTTGCAGAATTTGTTAAAAAGAATAAAGCCAAAAATGCTTTCCTTTATATTCATGCAAATCCAGAAGGAATACAGGGAAAAGCATATTCTTTGGTAGAACTTGCCAAGTTGTATGGGATACTTGACCACATTAAGTTTTCCACTGAAAAGAATGTCTTATGGGATTCAGGATTGGCTAAAATGTATAACACATTTGATGTGTATTTGTCAACTTCAAGAGCAGAAGGTTGTGGACTTCCTATATTAGAAGCACAGGCATGTGGAGTTCCTGCTATAGTTCCAGACAATTCAGCACAACCACAATGGGTAAAAGGTCATGGTTGGGTAGTTCCTTGTTCTGACCACATTGTTGCTTTAACTACACCACAACATAATAAATGGTATTTAATAGATGTAGATAAGTGTGTAGATGCTTTAACAGAAGCATATCAGAATAAAGAATTACGAAAGAAGTATGGAAAAATGTCAAGAGAAGCAATGCTTCAATATGACTGGGACAAAATAGTAGATGAACAATGGATTCCTTTTTTAGAGGAAGTGGAAAAAGAATTCACCACAGGAATACTGAAAGTTTGGGCAGATGGGTTTATGTTTAATTTCAGAAAGAAAAAGATAGATTTACCTGTAATTTGGGAAGTAATCCATAATGATACATATTCAAGATTGATAACTTTAGACAAGAAAGACAATTGGCTTGATATAGGTGGGCATATCGGTACTTTTTCAATAGATATAGCAGATAAGGTTAATTCAGTGGTTGCCTTTGAGCCGGAAAAAGACAATTTCAAGTTTCTGCAGATGAATATAATAGAAAATAAGATTAAAAATATCT